TTATAACGTCACTCCGCCTTTTAGTGGATTCAGAGCGACGGCATTTTGCAGATAGTCAGGCGCAAGGTGCGCATAGGCCATCGTCTGCTGAATGCTCGCATGTCCCAGAATCTGTTGCAGTGCGATTATATTGCCCCCATTCATCATGAAATGGCTTGCGAATGTATGCCGCAGGATGTGGGTTGCCTGATTGGGTGGTATATCAGGTTTCACTCTGCGTAAAATCCCGCAAAATTTCTCATAATCAACTTTGAATAATTTGGCGCTGGCCTCCTCTTTAACTTTTTTCTCCAGTTCCTCAGAAATCGGCACGGTTCGCTTTTTACCGTTTTTGGTTTTCAGGAAGGTAACCCTGCAATTTGTAATCTGTGCTGGTTTTAGCGTGGCAACTTCCGTCCATCTTCCTCCAGTGCTCAGACATAAAAGCGCGACAAGTAAGTCATCACCAGCCAAAACATTTAACAGTTTTTCGATTTCTGCTTTTTCCAGGAACGTCATTTCAGGGTTAGCCTCCGCCAGTGGCGGCAGTCCGTGAATTGGGTGTTGCCCGGAAAATTCATCCAATTGAATTAATTTTGTGAACATGCCGGATAATCGGTACATGTCACGGTTTATCGTTGCGGCACTGATACCATCACGTAGTCGCATGGAACGATAATCCATCAAAGCCCTTTTGCTCATCCTGCTCACTGGTATATCACCTATGCCGCTGATGGTTTTGAGTAGATGATTAAACTCTTTTGTTCCATGCTCGTGGTTTTGCCCGTGATATTTCCACCAGATGTCCAGCAACTCACTCAAAGTCCGGCGGTCTGCTCGCTGGCCTCCCCATTCTTTCTGACTGGCATTGGCGATTGTGTATCGCTCAAATGCTAGTGCTTCAGCTTTTCTTTCGAATTTCCTGCGGATGCGTTTTCCGTCGCGACCGCGAGGTCTAATGTCCACTTCATAGCGACCATCATCGAGCTTCTTAATTGCCATAAGAAAGCCCTCCGGCGCTGTATTCACCATCTTGGTAGCAAATGGTGAAAATGTAATCTTTATATAGAGTTAGCCAATCCTTTTCGCGGAGTGGTTGGACTCTGTTGACTCTGGCCCAATGTGCGCGAGAGCCGGTGCGATTTGTCCTGCGTCCGGCGCGGTTTTATCTGTCATAAGCCATAGAGCATATTTTTGGAATGTGGGATGCATAGTGATTTTTAGCAAAGCTGTGCCACCGGGTTCAAAGTTTCCTCCTTCATATTTTTTAAGTGTGCTTAGCGGTAACTCTATGATTTCACAGAATTTTGATTGGCTTAGCCCTTCAGCCTCACGCAAGGCCTTAATCTTTTCGCTTAATTTCATTTGACATGGTGCCTATATAGGGACTAAATTCCCTCAAAACTGGAACCTATATAGGTTCCATTGATTTGAGAATAAACCAGCGTCTAAACGGTTTTGAGTGGTTTAGAAAGGGCTGGATCCTATGAGGGTACCATATATGGACGCTGAAAATTATGTGATTCAGTATCCGCTTGATGCGGTTCATGTGGATAAATTTGCTGATTTATTAGGGAAGCCAAAGACAGCCGTCAGTGAAATGGTGAAGGCAAATAAATTACCAATTATTGAATTGCGTGATCCTTGCAAACCGAAGGCTCGTGCCGGTGAAAAATGGGTTTTCATTCCTGAGTTTAATCGCGCTGTACGTGAGGCGTTTTATAACCGACCGGTTGAACAGCGTGATGCATGGCTTTTGTGGATGGGGTTGTGATTATGAATGAGCCGCGTTGTATTGCTCAGTTATTGCGTAACGAAAGCCCCAGGGCGATTGACTTCACCATCACCCACGGGAAGGGTCGCAAGGGAATCATTATCCGCACCAAAAAACAGAGTCCGTTAAAAAAGGCTCTGACCTTTCTGAAAAGCCGGAGGGTCTGGAAATGACAGTGATGACGCTCAATCTCGTTGAAAAACAGCCAGCAGCTATGCGCCGGATAATTGGTAAGCATCTGGCCGTCCCTCGCTGGCAGGAGACATGCGATTATTATAATCAGATGATGGAACGCGAACGGCTAACGGTTTGCTTCCATGCGCAGTTAAAACAGCGTCACGCAACGATGCGTTTTGAAGAAATGAACGACGTCGAACGTGAACGGCTGGTTTGTGCAATTGATGAATTGCGTGGGGCATTCTCAAAACGCCGTCAGGTTGGCGCAAGTGAGTATGCATATATTAGTTTTTTAACAGTCAGTCAGCGTCGTACTTTATTTATGCATGCCGGATTGACTGAAAAAGAATTCAACCAGCCATACTGGCGAATTAATGAAGAATCATGTTACTGGCGTGATGCTTTATTCCGTGCATTACGTGAATTATTCAGCCTGTTTGAGTATGCACCGACAATTCTGACGTCGGTAAAACCAGAGCAATATCTGCATTAAATAATTAACCAGAGTTTTTAACGTACTTAATCGTGCGGGGCTTCTTTTTGCCTGGAGAAAGTCATGCATACAGTTTCTGAAAACAAGTGCGGTAAATACGCATTACTGCTGCAACAGGCCAGATCCGAAGCACAGGCCGACGCAGCGACACGCTTTTCTTCTCATCTTGACGCCATGATTCGCCATATCACAAAGGCGGAGTTATCCCGCGTGGAGATAGTCGAGCTGCTCAGTCAGGAGTCGGAAAAATTTCACAATATCGGATTGTCTCGCGGGGAGGTGCTTTGATGTCCTGTTCTCATTCTGTTGTATTACTGAATAACGCCTTAAAAATCGCCGTTATGAAAAATGGCGATTTGTCTCTTATTCAACTTTGCCTTGATAAAGAAAAACGCGACATAACTGAATCTGTTATCGCGATTTATCAGAATGAATTAAACCTCCTGTCTGATGTGGTCAATTTACTTGTTAAACGCGCTGTATTCCACAAGCAAATTTCCTCAGTGGATGAACTGACAAAATTAACGACAGAACTTGCCAGTTATTGCGCTGATGTATCCAGGAAACTTAACGATAAAAGGAGCTGATAATGCCGGACAACGTAGATTTTATTCAGGAACAACAGGCTGAATTACTGGAGCGCCAGATTAACGCGGCAAGGGTAAAACATTGCGGTGCTTCTGCGCTGGTTTGCGAAGAGTGTGACGCGCCAATACCTGCTGCCCGTCGTGCGGCTTACCCGTCAGCCACGCGTTGTGTTTCCTGTCAGTCAGTCTTTGAAGCAAAAAACAAACATTACCGGAGAACGGCATGAGTATTCGTATTGAAATTGGCGAACGTTATGTCGTTACCAGTGACAGCTTTCAGTTTATTCTCCACGAGAAAAAGAGAGCGGAAAGCGGTAAAAACGCCGGTCAGGAATGGCTGGCGGTGGTTGGTTATTACCCGAAATTAAGCCAGCTCGTTTCCGGCCTGATGCATCACGATATTCTGACCGGAAGCGCAAAGTCTTTTGCTGATTTAAATGCGCAGGTTGAGCAACTCAGCAAGCGTTGTTCAGAGGCTTTTGGTTCATATGGCCGTTAAAGCCTCCGGGCGTTTTGTCCCTCCGTCAGCATTTGCCGCAGGCACCGGTAAGACGTTTACCGGTGCTTATGCATGGAACGCGCCACGCGAGGCCGTCGGGCGCGAAAGACCCCTTACACGTGACGAGATGCGTCAGGTGCAAGGTGTTTTATCCACGATTAACCGCCTGCCTTACTTTTTGCGCTCGCTGTTTACTTCACGCTATGACTACATCCGGCGCAATAAAAGCCCGGTGCACGGGTTTTATTTCCTCACATCCACTTTTCAGCGTCGTTTATGGCCGCGCATTGAGCGTGTGAATCAGCGCCATGAAATGAACACCGACGCGTCGTTGCTGTTTCTGGCAGAGCGTGACCACTATGCGCGCCTGCCGGGAATGAATGACAAGGAGCTGAAAAAGTTTGCCGCCCGTATCTCATCGCAGCTTTTCATGATGTATGAGGAACTCAGCGATGCCTGGGTGGATGCGCATGGCGAAAAAGAATCACTGTTTACGGATGAGGCTCAGGCTCACCTGTATGGTCATGTTGCTGGCGCTGCACGAGCTTTCAATATTTCCCCTCTCTACTGGAAAAAATACCGTAAAGGACAGATGACCACGAGGCAGGCATATTCTGCCATTGCCCGTCTGTTTAACGATGAGTGGTGGACTCATCAGCTTAAAGGCCAGCGTATGCGCTGGCATGAAGCGTTACTGATAGCTGTCGGGGAGGTCAATAAAGACCGTTCTCCTTATGCCAGTAAACACGCCATTCGTGATGTGCGTGCGCGCCGCCAGGCAAATCTGGAATTTCTTAAATCGTGTGACCTTGAAAACAGGGAAACCGGCGAGCGCATCGACCTTATCAGTAAGGTGATGGGCAGTATTTCTAATCCTGAAATTCGCCGGATGGAGCTGATGAACACCATTGCCGGTATTGAGCGTTACGCCGCCGCAGAGGGTGATGTGGGGATGTTTATCACGCTGACCGCGCCGTCAAAGTATCACCCGACACGTCAGGTCAGAAAAGGCGAAAGTAAAACCGTTCAGCTTAATCACGGCTGGAACGATGAGGCATTTAATCCAAAGGATGCGCAGCGTTATCTCTGCCGCATCTGGAGCCTGATGCGCACGGCATTCAAGGATAATGATTTACAGGTCTACGGTTTGCGTGTCGTCGAGCCACACCACGACGGAACGCCGCACTGGCATATGATGCTTTTTTGTAATCGACGCCAGCGTAACCAGATTATCGAAATCATGCGTCGCTATGCGCTCAAAGAGGATGGTGACGAAAGAGGAGCCGCGCGAAACCGTTTTCAGGCAAAGCACCTTAACCGGGGCGGTGCTGCGGGATATATCGCGAAATACATTTCAAAAAATATCGACGGCTATGCACTGGATGGTCAGCTCGATAACGATACCGGTAAGCCGCTTAAAGATACTGCCGCGGCTGTTACCGCATGGGCGTCAACGTGGCGCATCCCGCAATTTAAAACGGTTGGACTGCCGACAATGGGGGCTTACCGTGAACTACGCAAATTGCCTCGCGGCGTCAGTATTGCTGATGAGTTTGACGAACGCGTCGAGGCTGCTCGCGCTGCCGCAGACAGTGGTGATTTTGCGTTGTATATCAGCGCGCAGGGTGGGGCAAATGTCCCGCGCGATTGTCAGACTGTCAGGGTTGCCCGTAGCCCGTCGGATGACGTTAACGAGTACGAGGAAGAAGTCGAGAGAGTGGTCGGCATTTACGCGCCGCATCTCGGCGCGCGTCATATTCATATCACCAGAACGACGGACTGGCGCATTGTGCCGAAAGTTCCGGTCGTTGAGCCTTTGACTTTAAAAAGCGGCATCGCCGCGCCTCGGAGTCCTGTCAATAACTGTGGAAAGCTCACCGGTGGTGATCATTCGTTACCGGCTCCCACACCTTCTGAGCACGCCGCAGCAGTGCTAAATCTGGTTGATGACGGTGTTATCGAATGGAATGACCCGGAGGTCGTGAGGACGCTCAGGGGCGCATTAAAACACGGGCTGAGAACGCCAAGTCGTCAGCAAAGAAACGGAAGCCCATTAAAACCGCATGAAATAGCGCCATCGGCCAGACTGACCCGGTCGGAACGAATGCAAATTACCCGTATCCGCGTTGACCTTGCTCAGAACGGTATCAGGCCTCAGCGATGGGAGCTTGAGGCGCTGGCGCGTGGCGCGACCGTAAATTACGACGGGAAAAAATTTAGGTATTTTATAGTTAATGAGTGGCCTATTTTCTAGGCTACCATTAATGTCGGGTTTAGATAATGCAATAATTTATTGGCAAGGTCTTCAGATTTAACTAAAGACCTTGTGTTTTAATTGTGTTCTAGTCTTTTATATGAGCGTAAGTCTATGGGGTTACTGTGGTGGAGTCCATATTTTTAATGCGATATTTTTATATGTTTCCCCGCGTGCTGTAATAGCATTGGCGTTGAATTCAACATATTCTTCAAGATTGATATCGTTATTTGCAGATAAGAATCTTACCAGCTCAGGGTTGTTTTGATAAAAGTTTGCGCATAATGTCTGGCAAAGAACGTTTTCACCGCTATATACTGTTTTCTTTTCTGAGTACAACTTATCATTTAATGATCTGTTTCTTGAACGGGGAAGCAATATCAAACCACCAATCAAGTTTCTCTTCTGCTTGTATTCAGTATCAGATGAAAAACCGAAGGCTGATGAAGGCATGGTTGTATCATCAATTACTTCGCGAAGAACATGTTCTATATCAAAAGTTTTCATACCTTTGTCGCGTTGCATATAAACATCAAACCCTACTTTGTTTGTTAGGTTTATCTCGTTTTCAATGTAAGAGGCGATACGAGCCAGAATATAAAGCATATCTGATCTGGTTTTATTCTCGTACGCCATTTCTGGTATTCTATTAAGTAATGTATAATGCTTGTCCCATTCGTTTTGGACATAGCTTAACAATGCTGGATAATCTTTCCCTCTAACATCTTTAGCTAAGCTGAATGCAATATCTTTTAAATTGTCATAAGTGTTTGCTTTCTTCGATACGATTCGGCTGGTGAGAATTAGATCAATATACTTAGATATTATTTGGATTTTTTTCTTACGAACATCACGGGTATCTGATAAATCTACAGAAGATAGAATTATCATGGTTTGAAAGTTGAATTTTCTAATTCCATTATAGAAAACGTCAGGGTAATCAGTAGTCAGATTTTTCTCAGCATTGGCAATTGTCAAGCATAAATTTGCATACTCGGGTATATCTGTTTTTGCAAAGTTATAAAAATCATCGGAAGTAATCAGACCGATATCATGGGTTTTATCTTCAAACCACCGATGATAAGAATCATTGATTTTATCAAAATCACCAGGTGCATCGCCTTTATTTTTACCTCTAATAGTGTTTGCCCATTTAGCGCGTAATAAATTCCTGATAAATAGAGAATCTCCCTCTGGATCTTTGTCTCTAAGTTTAGACATGGTTTTTACCCATACCTGATGGCATTCTTGACTATCTTCGGGGCTAGTGATTTTTGACAGAATAAAACCTTTTAATAGTTCAATTGCACCGAGTCTCAAGCCACGGTCATTCATTGTGACAAATACTCTATGCGCTTCTGACTCGCTTGAGACGGATATATCTATTAAAAGAACTTTTTCCATTAAATAATCAATAAAGAAAGAAACTTTTTCTTTTATTGTTGGATCCAAAGCATCCTCAATGGATTTCATTGCCTCAATTATTCTTTTATCGCTATCACTAAGATTAGTAATGCTATCTACATCATCTAGTGCGTCTGCAAGACATTTTGCGTTGTCAGTATATTTTGTAAATATTTCTTTTCTAACTTCGGAAAATTCAATATTAAAATCGCGTTCCCCATAAGAAACACTCCCAATAAAATTTTCTAAAGCCAAAGTGTCTTGAATGTGATTATCCTTGGTATATCTTTCAAAAAAAACAAGAAGAATAAATATAGAGGTAATTCGTTGTTGTCCATCAATCAACGGACGCTTACCGTTGGTTTCAACTGCCGTAATGATAGAACCAAGAAAGTATGGAGGGTAAGATGATACATCGCGTCTACCATGAGTAGGCTCATAAGTCAGTAAGAAAGCATTTTGAATGTCATTTAGCATTTCAAGAAAATGCCTGCTTTCCCATTTATAATCCCTTTGAAAATATGGTAGCGAGTACTTGCTTTGAAAGCAGGTTTTTAAACTTAGAGTCGATGGTGTTATATATGCCATTAATAAATCCTTTTTGTATGTGAAGAGCTTCTGTGAGAAGTGCATCATACTGCATCAAGTCGCATTAGTTTTCTACATGTTAATTGATGCCTGCAAAGCAGATTTGACAAGTTTTTGAGGGTGTCGTGCAACTGCATTAAAACCGCCCCATAAAGCGGGCAGGCGTGGCGGGGAAAGCATTGCGCGCCAGCGGTGGTGCGTAATAATAAAAATTATCGTCTGAGCGCGTCGTGACGGCGCGTTAATAGTCGCTGTCGGTTCGTTGGTGGTCGGGTGTGGTCGTGAGCGTGTGGCCCGTCTGAGGCGTGATGGTGGCAGGGCATGAAAAAGCCGCCATAATGGCGGCTTGAGGGGGAATTATTCCGGGTTGTCGAGGGTGTACTCTTTGAACCTGATGACCTCCATGCCGAGCCAGTCGTTTACCTCCCTGAATCTGTCCTGTAAGGGCGATAACTCGTTACGCACAAAGACCTTTGCCACCTTCTCAACATCACCCATTGAGCCGATATTCTCAGGCTTGCCGCCCATGAGCTGGAAAGGTACGCGGTGCGCATCCATCAGGTCAGCGGCGCTGGCTTTCTTGATGTTGAAAAAGTCATCCTTTGTGGCGACTTCGCTCAATGGCACGATTTTTATGCCGTCCGGTTTCCCGTTCGGTGAGTAGAAAAATAGGTTTTTAAAGTTGCCGAGCCCTTTAGAGTTACGCATTGCATCGCGCAGCGATTCGACGTCAGTCGCGCTTTGCGCCGGGTCAGTCACATACATGATGTAACCTGCGTGCGCGCCGTTCTGGTAATACTTGCGGCGGAACAGCGTCGCGGATTCATTCAGCCAGGCGGAATTAAGTGCGCTGAGATATTCAGGCAGGCCGTAAATCTCCTGATTAATATCAGGCTCCAACAGGTGGAACACGGTATCGGGTGCGAATTCATGCGGCTGAGTGAAGTTTTCCACAAACCAGAAAACCGAGTCATCGACCCCGCGCCGGGTGTATTTTGCCGGTGAAGTCAGCAGTTTGATTAACTGTCCGGTGACGCTGTGGCGCTGCTCAAGAAAGGCGTTACCGAATACCAGATAGTCGAGCGCAAAGCGGCTGAAATCCTGACGGGACAGCAGTGGATGCGGAATGTAGGTACTTGCGAGCACATTGCGTTTAACGTAAATCGGTGAGCTGTGATGCACTGCAGAGCGCAGGCTTTTTGCCAGCCCGGAGAAGCTGACCGGCGGCTCGTACCATTTGCCGTTACTGATGCACTCGACGTAATCCAGAATGTCGCGCTTATCGAGCACCGGCACCGGCTCACCGAAGGTGAACGCCTCAATTTTTTGCGGTGCGCTGGCTTTTAGTTGCTGTGGTGCGCGGGCTTTCTGCGCGGCGGCTTTACGGGATTTTTGCTTACCCATTAGTTGAACTCCAGAATAGATTTAGGCTGCATGCCGCTACCGGCAGAAAGCGGTTCGTTTAACAGGGCGTGCATGGTGGCCCATGCGATATCAGCGTGACTGGCCTCCTCGGTGCGGCTGGCCTCATAGGTGGCGCTGCGCCCGCTGCTGGTCATGGTTTTGCGGATGGACATAAACGACTGCGTGACGTCAGTTGCACCGGCGTCGTACTCCAGACAGCCCCGGCGAATCGTGTCTTTCGCCTTGAGCACCATTGCGGTTTTCATTTCTGGCGTGTAACGGATACCGCGTGCCGCCGGATAGAATGAGCGCACTAACTGGAATACACCGAGACCGAGGCCTGTTGCGTCAATGCCGATGTATTCGACGTTGTATTTCTCAGTGAGCCTGCGGATGCCTTCTGCCTGCGCGGCAAAGTCCATGCCTTTCCACTGGTGACGCTCCAGCATGCGAAACTTGCCACCCGAAACCACCGGCGGCGCGAGTACGACACATCCGGCACTGTCGCCGGTGTGGGACGGGTCGTAGCCAATCCAGACCGGGCGCGAGCCGAATGGATGGTCGGCGAACGGGGCGAAGTCCTCCCATGTTTCCATCACGTCGACCATGCAGCGCTGCAGCTCCTCGAACGGGAATACCGATGCCTTATCGTCGACAAACTCGCACATAAACAGGTTCTTAAAGTCCTCATCACTGTTTTCGCGTCTGAGCTGGTCGAGGTCGAACAGGGTGCAGCCACCGGCAAGGGCGTCCTCAATAGTGACAATCTGCCGCCACTGTCCGTCAGCGCAAAGAAGCCCACCGGCGAGCGCGCTGTGACTGATGTCGATTTCGATGCGGTCAGCGGCACTGGCGCGCCCCTTGTTGAACAGCTCGCCAGACCAGAAGGGGTAAGCGCCGTGCGCCAGCGTGGAAGGTGTCGAAAAGTAAGTTGAGCGCAGATGCTTTTGCGAGGCCATGCCCGATGCGACTTTGCGCAGCTTCTGAAAATTCGGGATCCAGAATATTTCATCGACATACAGGTCGCCGTTATGGCTCTGCGCGGTGTTGGAATTGGTGCCGAGAAAAATCAGCTTTGCGCCGTTGTTGCCGATGACAATCGGGTCGCCAGTCAGGTCGACGTCAACCAGTCGCGCAAACTGGATGATGTATTCCCGGAACACGTAAGCCTGCGTTTTACTGGCCGACAGAAAAATCTGGTTATGGCCGGTCTTGAGCGCGCGCAGCAGTGCCTCGCGGGAAAAGTAGAACGTCGCGCCAATCTGGCGGGATTTGAGAATATCGCGAATACGGTGCGCCAGTCCTGCCCGGTACCACTGCAACTGGTATTCGAAAGACTGGTCGAAGAAAATTTCTTCAAGTTTTGCGACAGCCTCATCGCTGAAAAAGTTCTTTTTCGGCTTCTTGCGCTCCCCCTTGTTACGGTTGGCAACGTTGGGGTTAAGGTCGGCCTCGTTGCCGGTCTGGCTGTAGCGGTTGACGCGAGCCAGCCGTTCAATCTGCCGCCCGAGCAGGTCAATCTCTTTAAAGTCACCGCCTGATTTTTGCGGCTTGGAAATGAGCTGAATCAGGCGCGCCTCAAGACTGCTTTCGACGCGGGAAATCGGTGCGATGCCGTCCCAGCCATCGCGCTGTTTCCAGCTCTGCACGGTCGGGCGCTTGACCTGCAGCATTTCGGCAATCTGTGGCACGGAAAAGCCCTGCCAGTAAAGCAGTGATGCCTGTCGTCGCGGGTCATGCAACAAGGTTGTATCGGTGGAAATGGTCATTGATGCCTCGCCGTAGTGGATTCAGGGCAAGGCTACTTAATGGCCGTCAGCGATTCGCTAAGGTGCTGTTGTGTGGGCGGTTATCCAGTCGTCATTGGTGGTCTGGCACGTCCTGAGACTGGAAACTGGCGTTGACCCGTAACCCCAACATCAGGACTCCTGACAATGGCAAAAAAAGTATCAAAATTCTTTCGTATCGGCGTCGAGGGTGATACCTGCGACGGGCGTATTATCAGCGCCAGCGATATTCAGGAAATGGCCGAGTCGTTTGACCCGCGCGTATATGGTTGCCGCATCAACCTTGAGCATATTCGCGGTCTCTTCCCCGACGGCGACTTTAAGCGCCTGGGTGATGTGGTGGAGCTGAAAGCCGAGAAGATTGACGACGACTCTGCGCTTAACGGCAAATGGGCGTTGTTCGCTAAAATCACCCCGACCGATGACCTGATTGCAATGAATAAAAAATTGCAGAAGGTCTACACCTCAATGGAAATTCAGCCGAATTTTGCCAATACCGGCAAATGCTACCTCGTCGGCCTTGCGGTCACTGATGACCCGGCGAGCCTCGGAACCGAATATCTCGAATTCTGCCGCAATGCGACACACAACCCACTGCAGCGCTTTAAGGCCAGCCCTGAAAATGTCTTTTCCGCCGCCACGCTGGCCGAGCTGGAATTTGAAGATGTTCCCGACACGGTGCTTAACAGCCTGGCCGACAAGGTGAAAGCCATTTTCAGCCGTAAGCAGGTCAGCGACGATGCGCGCATGAGTGATGTACATGAGGCGGTGACCGCCGTCAGCGAACATGTGCAGACCAGCCTCACTGCGCAGGATAAGCGTCTTTCCGATATGGAAACCGCGCTTGCCACCTTTAAACAGGAACTGACCGGCAAGGTTGAAGAAACCAGCCAGGCATTTTCCGCCCTGAAAACCACCCTCGACAAAACCGAAAGTTTCAGCCAGCCGCGACGCACGAAAGCCAGCGGTGGTGGTGGCGATGAGCTGCTGACCGACTGCTGATAAGTCGCAGACCAGAAACCGGGCGGCAACCCCGCCCGAAGTAGTGACTAACCGATTAATTCAAACAGGAAAGACTATGCGCCCGGAAACCCGTTTTAAGTTCAATGCCTATCTGACCCGCGTCGCTGAACTGAACAACATCAGTACTGATGACGTCAGCAAAAAATTTACCGTCGAACCGTCGGTCACACAGACGCTGATGAACACCGTGCAGGCGTCATCCGCGTTTCTGAAAACGATTAACATTCTGCCGGTCGCAGAAATGAAGGGTGAGAAAATCGGCGTTGGTGTGACCGGTACTATCGCCAGCACGACTGACACCTCGGGCGACAAAGAGCGACAGACTGCAGATTTCACCGCGCTTGAGTCCAGTAAGTACGAGTGCAATCAGATTAACTTTGACTTCCACCTGAAATATAAAACCCTCGACCTGTGGGCGCGTTTTCAGGACTTCCAGCGCCGCATCCGTGACGCCATTGTCAAGCGTCAGGCGCTCGATCTCATTATGGCCGGTTTTAACGGTACCACCCGCGCTGACACCTCGGACCGCACCAAAAATACGCTGCTGCAGGATGTGGCTGTAGGCTGGCTGCAAAAGTACCGCAATGAAGCCCCGGCGCGCGTGATGAGCAACATCACCGACGCGGACGGTAAGGTCGTTTCGGCAGTGATTCGCGTCGGTAAAAATGGTGACTATGAGAACATCGATGCACTGGTGATGGATGCCACCAACAACCTGATTGACGAGGTTTATCAGGATGACCCGAACCTCGTCGCCATTGTTGGTCGTAAGCTGCTGGCTGACAAATATTTTCCTCTGGTGAACAAACAGCAGGAGAACAGCGAGTCGCTCGCGGCAGATATCATCATCAGCCAGAAGCGCATCGGCAACCTGCCTGCTGTGCGCGTGCCGTACTTCCCGGCGAATGCCGTACTGGTAACCACTCTGGAAAACCTCTCTATCTATTTTATGGATGAGAGCCACCGCCGAAGCATTGATGAGAACCCGAAAAAAGACCGCGTGGAAAACTACGAGTCGATGAACATCGACTATGTGGTCGAGGTTTATGCCGCCGGGTGCCTGCTGGAAAACATCACCCTGGGCGATTTCACCGCACCAGAAGTCGAAGCACCGGCAGGCGGAGAGTAAGCCTATGACGAGCCCCGCACAGCGTCACATGATGCGGGTCTCGGCCTCTCAAGCCGCGCAGCGGGAACAAGCCCCGCTGCGCCATGCAACCGCCTATGAGCAGATGCTGGTAAAGCTGGCCGATGACCGCCGCACGTTAAAAAACATCCGTTCAAACGAGCGTAAAGCCGCGAAAAAGCGCGAGCTGCTGCCGTTCTATGCGCCGTGGGTCGCCGGTGTGCTGGCTGATGGTCGCGGTGCGCAGGATGACATTGTCATGACCGTCATGCTGTGGCGTCTTGATGCCGGTGATATCGCTGGCGCGCTGGAAATTGCCCCCTACGCGCTGAAATACGGCCTCACCACTGACCATCGCCGCACGACGCCTTACATGCTGGTTGAGGAGGTGGCGCTTGCCGCACTGCGCCTGCGCGATGCCGGTGAGCCTGTCGACCTCGCATTACTGCTGACCACCCTCAGCCTGACCGACGGCGCTGACGTTCCCGATATGGTGCGCGCCCGTCTGCATAAGGTGACCGGCCTGACCCTGCGCGATATCGGTCAGAACGCCGAAGCGCTGGCACAGTTTCAGCGCGCGATGCAGCTCGACCGCAATGTTGGTGTGCGCAAAGAGATTGAGCGGCTGGAACGCGCACTGAAGCCAAAAGTGGAGGCGGCACCCCATAAAACGACTAAACCGCGCACGCGCAAACCTGCCGCCAGACCGGCAGCAAAGCGCGGGCGTCCACCAAAGGCGGTAAAAACCGCCGGTTAACTGAACGCTCCCCGAGCCGGGCGGCACGCCGGTCAAAGCGGGTTTTGACCCTGACGGCGACCGGCGTCCACCGCCCAACCTGATGAGGTTGTCATGACGACAGTGATTCTGAACCAGCCCGACGAACCACAGGACGTACCGGGCGTGGTGATTCCCGTACCGGAGACGGGCGATGCAGTAATTAAAAACACGTTCTTTTTCCCTGATGTGGATCCGAAGCGTGTGCGCGAGCTGATGCGGCTTGAGCAGACGGTTTCCGATGCGCGCCTGCGCCATGCCATCAGAACTGGCATGGCGGAAACCAATGCGGAGCTTTACGACTACCGGCTGCGCCAGACTGCCGCCGGGTTTAAGCATCTGGCCGACGTGCCTGCTGAGGAAATCGATGGCGAGAATGTGCGTATTTTCCACTATCTGAGCGCCGTAACGGCGATGGCAACCGCCACCCTGTATGAGCGCTATCGCGGTGTTGAAGCCACCGGCAAGGGTGACAAAAAAGCAGACAGCGTCGAAACCACCATTGATGACCTGTGGCGGGATATGCGCTGGTCGGTCGCGCGTCTGCAGGACAAACCGCGCTGCATCGTGGGCCAGCTCTGATGAAGGTCAGGTCGATGCAGGGCGACACCCTCGACGTGATTTGCGCCAGGTATTACGGGCGCACTGAGGGCGTTGTTGAAACGGTGCTGCAGGCTAATCCCGGCCTGTCTGAGCTGGGCGTCATTCTGCCGCATGGCACGGCAATTGACCTGCCCGATGTGCCGTCTTCACCCGTAACTGAAACTATCAATCTTTGGGAGTAAACCATGACAGAAGGGGAAAAAGGCGTCCTGTCACTGTTTGTGATTGGGGCACTGATTGTGGTCGGAAAAGTGCTGGCAGGCGGTGAACCCATCACCCCGCGTTTGTTTATCGGGCGCATGTTGCTCGGCGGTTTTGTCTCAATGGTCGCCGGTGTTGTTCTGGTGCAGTTTCCTGATATGTCACTGCCCGCCGTGTGCGGTATTGGATCCATGCTCGGTATTGCCGGTTATCAGGTGGTGGAAATCGCCATTCAGCGCCGCTTTAAGTCACAGAAGGGGGAAGGCGATGCCGGTCATTAATACTCACCAGAATATCGCCGCCTTTCTGGACATGCTGGCGTATTCCGAAGGAACGGCGAACCATCCGCTGACGAAAAACCGTGGCTACGACGTCATTGTTACCGGCCTTGATGGCAGGCCAGAGATTTTCACCGATTACAGCGACCACCCTTTCGCACATGGCCGACCCGCGAAAGTGTTTAATCGCCGTGGCGAGAAATCCACGGCATCGGGGCGTTACCAGCAGCTTTATATGTTCTGGCCGCACTATAAAAAACAGCTCGCATTGCCTGATTTCAGCCCACTGTCGCAGGACAAGCTCGCGATCCAGTTAATCCGGGAGCGCGGTGCTATTGACGATATCCGGGCGGGGCGTATTGAGCGTGCTGTTTCCCGTTGCCGGAATATCTGGGCGTCATTGCCGGGTGCCGGTTACGGCCAGCGCGAGCACAGTCTCGAAAAGCTGGTTACCGTCTGGCGCACGGCTGGCGGGGTGGTGGCATGAAAGTCCTGATAACGCTGTTTGTGCTGGCCGTGCTCGGTCTGATGTGGTTGCGCCATGAGAATGGCAATTTATCCCGCTCCTTTGAGACGGCAAACCGCGTTGCGAGCGAGCAAAAGGCGACGATTGGCATGCTGAAAAATCAGCTCAGTGTCGCCGGCCAGCTCGCCCGACGTAATGAATCCGCGCAGGTGGCACTGCGCGAACAGCTCGCAAAGGCAGGCGCAGAAGCAAACCGCCGCGAGCAGACGATAACGAGGTTACTTGATGAAAATGAAGCCTTTCGCCGCTGGTATAACGCTCCTCTGCCTGATGCTGTGCGCAGGCTGCACACCCGCGCCGCCTGCGCCAGCGCCGGTGATTGTGGTCAGCGGATGCCCGAGGGTGAGCCTTTGCCCGATGCCGGGAAGTGATCCGAAAACTAATGGTGACCTGAGCGCGGATATCCGCCGCCTTGAGGGCGCGCTGACCGCCTGCGCGCTGCAGGTCAAAACTGTCAAACACTGTCAGGATGAACTCGATGCAGAAGCACAAAAGCCTGCGCAAGGCGCTGATTAACGCCGTGCCGCAGCTCCGAAACAACCCCGATATGCTGCGCCTGTTCGCTGATAACGGGCATACGGATTCCCGACTGGAGAGCTCGCTGTCGTTTGAAAAGGTGTACGTGCTTAACGTGGTGGTGACTGACTTTACCGGCGACCTCGATTTGATATTTGTGCCGGTACAGGCATGGCTGCGTGAGCATCAGCCGGACATTATGACCACCGACGACGGGCGGGAGAAAGGATTCACATGGATGATTGATATCAATAACGACGATTCGCTCGATATCAGTATCAGCCTGAGACTCACCGAGCGCACGCTCGTCAAAGAGGTCGACGGCGCATTGCATGTCAGCTATGCCCCTGAGCCACCGCTGCCTGAGCCAGTGACGCGCCCGGTCGAGCTGTACGTTAACGGCGAGCTGGTGAGTAAGTGGGATGAGTGAGTTAACCGCGCTGCAGGAGCGCCTTGCCGGTCTGATTGCCAGCCTGTCACCGGCGGCGCGTCGTCAAATGGCGGCTGACATTGCAAAAAAACTGCGCGCCAGTCAGCAACAGCGCATCAGGCGACAGCAGGCACCCGACGGCACCCCGTATGCCGCCAGAAAGCGCCAGCCGGTGCGAAGTAAGAAAGGCCGTATCAGGCGCGAAATGTTCGCCAGACTGCGCACTAACCGCTTTATGAAAGCCAAAGGCAGCGACAGTGCGGCGGTGGTGGAATTTACCGGCAGGGTACAGCGCATGGCGCGGGTGCATCAGTATGGCCTCAAAGACCGGCCAAATCGTCACAGCCGGGATGTGCAGTACGCGGCGCGCCCGTTGCTCGGTTTCACCCGCGACGATGAGCAGATGATTGAAGACATCATTATCAGGCATCTCGGTAAATAAATATTGTGTGAACCACCACCGGAGCCGCGCGAATTGGCGCGACTCCAGACCAGAGGCATCCTTGCACTATGAATACGTTATCCACAATACAGGAGCTCGCGCGCGCGATTCGCAACCTCATCCGCTCAGGTGTGGTGACTGAGGTCGATACCGCGCAGGGGCTGTGCCGCGTACAAAGCGGCGGGATCCAGACTGCATGGCTGAACTGGCTGACCACCCGCGCCGGTCGTTCGCGGACATGGTGGGCTCCCTCGGTCGGCGAGCAGGTGCTGCTGCTGGCAATTGGTGGCGAGCTTGATACTGCTTTCGTGCTGCCGGGGATTTTCTCCGACGATAACCCTGCCCCGTCAGCCTCGGCGGATGCGTGGCATGTGGTGTTCCCCGACGGCGCTGTTATGGAGTATGAGCCGGAAACCGGTGCACTGACGGTCAGCGGCATCAAGACTGCCGATGTGACGGCATCGGAGTCCATTACCGCCACCGTGCCGGTGGTACTGGTAAAAGCGGCAGAACGTATCACCCTCGACACCCCGGAGGTGGTATGCACCAACAAACTGACGACGGCGACGCTTGAGGTGCAGAAAGGCGGCACCATGCGGGGAAACATCGAACATACCGGTGGCACGTTGAAATCAAACGGCGTACAGGTCGATGACCACGGTCACGGTGGCGTGCAACGGGGCGGGAACTGGACGGAGGGCACCAGATGACGGCGCGCTATATGGGGATGAACCGCAATACCGGCCTCGCTATCAGTGACAGTGAGCATATCAGCCAGAGCATGCGCGACATTCTGCTGACGCCGGTCGGCTCGCGGGTAATGCGTCGTGAATATGGCTCGCTCCTGTCTGCGCTGATTGATATGCCGCAAAACCCGGCGCTCAGGCTGCAAATCATGGTGGCGTGCTATTCCGCGATCCAGAAATGGGAACCACGCATCAGGCTTACCTCAATCAGCTTTGAGCGTGGCGACACTGGCGAAATGTATGTCGATATTACCGGGATGCGTACCGATACCGGTGCGTCAGTTTCAACCACTGTTTCACTGAGTTAAACCACTATGGCAACTGTTGACCTGAGTCTGCTACCTGTTCCTGATGTGGTCGAGGAACTGGACTATGAAACTATCCTTGCGGAGCGCATTGCAACGCTGATTTCGCTCTATCCGGAAAACCAGCAGGAAGCCGTCGCCCGGACGCTCGCACTTGAGTCTGAGCCAATTGTTAAATTGCTGCAGGAAAACGCCTACCGCGAAGTTATCTGGCGTCAGCGTGTCAATGAAGCTGCACGCGCAGTCATGCTGGCTTATGCCATAGACAGTGACCTCGATAATATCGGGGCGAATTTCAGTGTTGAGCGCCTTGTCGTCACGCCTGCTGATGACACCACCATTCCACCCACCCCGGCAGAAATGGAACTCGACGCCGATTATCGTCTGCGTATACAGCAGGCTTTTGAGGGACTGAGCGTGGCGGGGTCTGTCGGATCGTACCAGTATCATGGCCGTAGTGCTGACGGGCGCGTCGGCGATATTTCAGTTATCAGCCCGTCGCCAGCCTGTGTGACGATTTCCGTGCTGTCTCGTGAAAATAACGGCGTCGCATCTGAGGAACTGCTTGCAATTGTGCGCAATGCCCTGAACGCAGAAGATGTCAGGCCGGTCGCTGACCGGGTGACGGTACAGTCAGCCGAAATTGTTAACTACCAGATTAACGCCACGCTTTATCTTTATCCCGGCCCGGAAAGTGAACCCATCAGGGCGGCGGCTGAGGCAAAGCTGAAAGCCTATATCAGCGCGCAGCACCGCCTCGGGCGCGATATCCGTAAATCAGCGATTTATGCCGCCCTGCATGTTGAGGGTGTTCAGCGGGTGGAGCTGGCGGCACCGGTCGCGGATATTGTTCTCGATAACACACAGGCGTCCTTTTGCACTGACTACAGCCTTGTAATCGGGGGCTCTGATGAATGACTCACGATTGCTGCCGGTAGGCTCATCGCCACTGGAGGTTGCCGCCGCAAGGGCATGTGCCGAGATTGAAAGAACGCCGGTCAACATCCGCGCGTTGTGGAACCCTGACACCTGTCCGGAAAATTTGCTGCCGTGGCTGGCGTGGGCGTTTTCTGTCGACCGGTGGGATGAGAACTGGCCGGAGGGAACAAAACGTGCCGTTATCCGTGATGCATATTTCATTCACTGCCACAAGGGGACTATCGGCGCAATCCGTCGGGTAGTGGAGCCACTCGGCTATGTCATCAATGTAACGGAATGGTGGGAAAGCGGCGACCCGCCAGGCACATTCCGGCTTGATATCGGGGTGCTTGAAAGTGGCATTACCGAGGAAATGTATTTCGAAATGGAGCGACTGATTGCGGATGCAAAGCCAGCCAGTCGTCATCTGACTGGCCTGAATATTGTCCAGGACATTCCCGGTTATTTGTATACCGGCGGCGTGTCCTGCGACGGCGATATTATTACGGTTTACCCGGGATAAGTGAGGAATAATGAGCACGAAATTTAAAACCGTTATCACCACTGCCGGAGCCGCTAAGCTTGCTGCAGCCACCATGCCGGGCGGTAAGAAAATAAATCTTAACGTTATGGCTGTTGGTGACGGCGGCGGAAAGCTGCCGGAGCCTGATGCCGGTCAGACGCAGCTTGTTAATGAGGTCTGGCGTCATACTCTGAATAAAATCAGCCAGGACAACCGGTACAGTAATTACATTGTGGCCGAGCTGGTTATTCCGCCGGAGGTGGGCGGCTTCTGGATGCGTGAGCTTGGCCTTTACGACGATGAAGGGACGCTGATTGCTGTTGCCAATATGGCCGAAAGCTACAAGCCAGAACTGGCTGAGGGCTCAGGGCGTGCGCAGACATGCCGCATGGTCATTATTGTCAGCAGTGTCGAGTCTGTGGCGCTGTCCATTGACTCAACGATGGTGATGGCGACGCAGGATTATGTCGACGACAGGCTCGCCGAACATGAAAAATCCCGTCGTCATCCTGATGCCACTCTTAAAGAAAAAGGGTTTACTCAGCTCAGTAACGCGACTGACAGCGAGTCTGAAACGCTCGCAGCGACGCCGAAAGCTGTTAAGGCAGCATATGATCTTGCTGACGCGAAATATACGGCTCAGGACGCCACCACAACGCGTAAAGGGATTGTACAACTAAGTAGTGTAACCGACAGTAATGATGAAAATCAGGCTGCCACGCCAAAAGCGGTCAAAATTGCGATGGACAACGCCAACAAGCGCCTTGCCAAAGAACGCAACCTCGCTGACCTGACAAACATCCAGCAGGCCCGTCAGTCCCTCCAGCTTGGCAACAGCGCTACACTCAATGTCGGCACCACACCAGACACTGTAGCCGCAGGTGACGACGCCCGCATTATCACCACCAAAAAAGCCATTGACGACACCCAGAACGGTCTTGGTGCTCAGCCCGTTATGTGGGTAAGCTCCGCCGATGATTTGAGCAGCCTGCCGTCTGGCGCACGGCGGTTTGCCAGCAATAAAGCTCCGGCAACAATATTGCCGGTAAACGATTATGTTTTCCTGGAAGTGATTGCCAAACGCGATTGCGTAGACGGCTGCGCCGTTCTGATAACAGACTCAATTGGTAACACCTGGATTGGCGCGCGCTGGGACGCAACCAATGGTTCCGGTTTTACCTGGCGTCCCCTGATGTCGTGTCCGCCCGGTGTTCCCCTTCCGTGGCCGTCTGACACTATCCCTGCCGGTTATGCCCTGATGCAGGGGCAGGCATTTGATAAGAACGTTTATCCCTTACTGGCAATAGCATATCCATCCGGCACTATTCCGGACATGCGAGGCTGGACAATCAAAGGCAAGCCTGTCAGTGGACGCGCTGTGTTGTCGCAAGAACTGGACGGCAATAAATCGCACAGTCACAGCGCCAGGGCGCAGGATACCGACTTAGGGATGAAAACTACCTCATCCTTTGATTACGGCACGAAGAGTTCCGATACAACAGGCGGTCATAACCATTCGGCTGGCGGACTATATGGCGGTGACTCAATCGGTGGAAAAACTCGCGTTCAGCGTGACGGAAATAATCAGTTAACAAGCTGGAATGGCGATCACGCACATACCACATGGATTGGCCCGCACGAACACTCCGTATACATCGGTCCACACGGACACGTCGTTATAGTGGACGCAGATGGTAATGCGGAAACCACGGTTAGAAACATTGCATTTAACTACATAGTGAGGCTGGCATAATGACTTTTAAAATGAGCAGCAAAGCGCAGACAATTAAAATTTTCAATCTGCGTTCAGATACTAACGAATTTATTGGTGCGGGCGATGCGTATATCCCGCCGCACACTGGATTACCGGCTAATTGTACTGATGTCGCCCCTCCTGAAATTCCGACCAGCCATATTGCGATATTTGATGCTGAAACACAGACGTGGACTCTGCATGAAGACCACAGAGGTGAAACGGTTTATGACACAACAACCGGTAATCAGGTTTATATTTCCGAACCCGGGCCGTTGCCTGAAAATGTCACATCAGTTTCGCCAGAGAGTCAATACCAGAAATGGGATGGTAAGGCATGGGTGAAAGATGAAGTTGCGGAAGCTGCAGCACGACTTATTGAAGCGGAAGGGACAAAAAACAACCTTCTGCAAATGGCTTTGACGAAAATAGCGCCATTACAGGATGCAGTTGAGCTTGATATCGCTACGAGTGAAGAGAGAGCGCAGCTCAACGAGTGGAAAAAATACAGGGTACTGGTAAACAGGGTGGATACATCTGCGCCTGACTGGCCGGATATACCACGCTAAATATTCAGGTGGGTTTATTACCCGCCTTTTCTTTTTCCTGTCGTTGTGCCATCAACCTGACAGCCGGTACAAATAGCCCCCTCTTGTGTACTGACCTGAAAATATACTCACCCCTTAACCACGGAGTTAACCGGATGAGTGATTTTCACCACGGCACGCAGGTCATCGAAATTAATGACGGTACGCGTGTTATTTCCACAGTAGCGACTGCGGTCGTCGGCATGGTTTGTACAGCCAGCGATGCAGATGCCACGCTATTTCCCCTCAATGAACCGGTACTGATTACCAATGTGCAAAGCGCCATTGCGAAAGCCGGTAAAAAAGGCACGCTGGCTGCATCACTGCAGGCCATCGCAGACCAGTCAAAACCCGTCACTGTTGTTGTACGTGTTGAGGATGGAACCGGCGATGACGAGGAAGCTGCGCTCGCACAGACTGTTTCCAACATTATCGGAGGTACGGATGAGAACGGTAAATACACCGGTATCAAGGCTCTCCTGACCGCTCAGGCCGTCACCGGCGTCAAGCCGCGTATTCTTGGGGTGCCGGGGCTGGATACTAAAGAGGTCGCGGTCGCGCTTGCGTCGGCTGCCATTAAGTTACGTGCATTTGCTTACGTCAGCGCGTGGGGATGTAAGACTATTTCCGAAGCGATGGAATATCGTAAAAATTTCAGCCAGCGCGAGCTGATGGTTATCTGGCCTGATTTCCTCGCATGGGACACCGTCAAAAATACCACCGCAACGGCTTACGCCACTGCGCGTGCACTCGGCCTGCGTGCTTACATCGACCAGACTGTCGGCTGGCACAAAACCCTGTCTAACGTTGGTGTACAGGGCGTTACCGGCATCAGCGCCTCAGTGTTCTGGGATTTACAGGCATCCGGCACCGATGCTGACCTGCTCAACGAGGCCGGGGTTACAACGCTGGTACGCAAGGACGGTTTCCGCTTCTGGGGTAACCGCACCTGCTCGGATGACCCGCTTTTTCTGTTTGAGAACTACACCCGCACCGCGCAGGTACTGGCCGACACGATGACCGAGGCGCACATGTGGGCGGTCGACAAGCCCATTACCGCCACGCTCATTCGTGACATTGTTGACGGCATTAACGCCAAATTCCGCGAGCTGAAATCAAACGGCTACATCGTGGAGGGTAAATGCTGGTTCGATGAGGAATCGAACGACAAGGAAACCCTCAAGGCCGGGAAACTGTATATCGACTACGACTATACACCGGTTCCGCCACTGGAAAGCCTGACCCTGCGCCAGCGTATTACCGATAAATATCTGGTGAATCTGGCCGAATCGGTCAACAGCTAAGGAGCCTGAAACAACATGGCACTACCCCGTAAACTCAAATATCTGAATATGTTCAATGACGGCCTCAGCTACATGGGTGTTGTTGAATCCGTGACGCTGCCGAAACTGACCCGCAAGCTCGAAAACTATCGCGGCGGCGGTATGAATGGCGCGGCAGCGATTGACCTCGGCCTCGACGACGATGCATTAACCGTCGAATGGTCTGTCGGCGGCCTGCCTGATGTGGCTCTGTGGGCGCAGTACGCCGCCCCGGGCGCTGATGCTGTGCCGCTGCGTTTTGCTGGTTCTTACCAGCGCGACGACACCGGCGAAATCGTGGCGGTCGAGGTGGTCATGCGTGGCCGTCATAAAGAAATCGACGGCGGCGAGAATAAGCAGGGTGAAAACACCTCGACCAAACTGTCGACTGTCTGCACCTACTACCGCCTCACGATTGATGGCAGCGACGTCATCGAAATCGACACCGTCAACATGGTCGAGAAGGTGAACGGCGTCGACCGTCTGGAGCAGCACCGCCGCGCAATCGGGCTGTAATTCCCTGACCGGTCAGCACTGCTGGCCGGTTATTAACCCCATTCAGAACAGAGAAAAACATCATGGCAAAAGCACCACGTAAAACCGCTGAATTTATTGATACGGCTGGCAATGAAACTGACACCGTAAACCCGAACGTCGTGACCCTGGACAAACCGATTAAGCGCGCCGGTCAGACGATTGATAAAGTCACCCTGATTGAGCCGAACGCCGGTACCCTGCGCGGCGTCAGTCTGGCGGCGGTGGCGCAGTCCGAAGTCGACGTCCTGATTAAGGTGCTGCCCCGCATGACCTACCCCGCGCTCACCGCGCAGGAGCTTACCGCGATGAACCTGCCTGATATGTTGTCGCTGGCCGCTAAGGTGATTGGTTTTTTGTCACCGGCTTCGGCGGAATAGACTTCCCGCCAGACCTGTCGACTGATGACCTGATGGCGGATATCGCAGTGATATTCCACTGGCCGCCATCAGAACTCTGTTCCCTGAGCCTGACCGAGCTCATCACATGGCGCGAAAAGGCGCTGCAGCGTAGCGGAAACCACAATGAGTAATAACCTGAGGCTTGAGGTATTGCTGAAAGCGGTCGACCAGGCGACCCGACCGCTTAAATCCATCCAGACCGCGAGTAAAACCCTGTCGGGTGATATTCGCAACACACAAAAGGGTCTGCGCGACCTGAACGGTCAGGCGTCGAAAATCGACGGCTTTCGTAAGGCAAGCGCGCAACTGGCCGTAACTGGTCAGGCGCTTGACAAGGCGAAGCGTGAAGCCGGTGAGCTGGCTGTGCAGTTTAAAAACACCACCAGTCCGACCCGCGCGCAGGCGCAGGCGCTCGACGCGGCAAAGCGTGCCGCCTCTGAGCTGCAGACGAAATATAACAGCCTGAGAACATCGGTACAGCGCCAGCGCTCCGAGCTGATGCAGGCTGGTATTAATACCCGCACCCTGTCTGCCGATGAGCGTCGACTCAAAACCTCCATCAGCGAAACGACGGCGCAGCTTAACCGTCAGCGTAATGCACTGGCGCGCGTCAGTGCGCAGCAGGCGAAATTAAGCCGGGTGAAAGAACGATATAAATCAGGTAAAGAGCTTGCCGGTAGCATGGCCGCAGCAGGCGCTGCCGGGGTAGGTATTGCGACAGCGGGAACGATGGCCGGGGTTAAATTACTGATGCCCGGTTATGACTTTGCACAGAAAAATTCCGAGCTGCAGGCTGTGCTCGGGGTAGAAAAGAAGTCGCCAGAAATGCAGGCGCTACGTAAACAGGCGCGCCAGCTCGGTGACAATACCGCCGCTTCTGCTGATGATGCAGCCAGTGCGCAGATTATCATTGCAAAAGGTGGTGGTGATGCGGCAGCTATAGCGGCTATGACACCTGTGACTCTCAACCTGTCACTTGCGAACAGAAAAACAATGGAGGAAAACGCGCAACTGTTGATGGGGACAAAAGCCGCCTTTCAGCTTTCTAATGATGCGGCTGCGCATATCGGTGATGTTCTTTCAACCACGATGAACAAAACCACCGCTGATTTTCAGGGACTAAGTGACTCATTAAGTTATCTTGCCCCTGTTGCGAAAAATGCTGGAGTGAGTCTTGAACAAGCGGCGGCGATTACCGGCACGCTGCATGACAACAATATCAGGGGGTCAATGGCTGGGACGGGCGGCGCTGCTGTTATAACGAGACTACAGGCGCCCACAGGCAAAGCATACGATGCTCTCAAAGAGTTAGGGGTTAAAACCTCGGACAGCAAAGGCAATACGCGCCCGTTATTTACCATTCTGAAAGAGATGCAGGCCAGTTTTAAGCGCAACAATCTTGGTACCTCACAAAAGGCCGAGTACGTAAAAACGATATTCGGCGAGGAGGCTATGAAGTCTGCAAGTGTCCTTATGGCGGCAGCAGCAAGCGGAAAACTCGATAAGCTAACTGCCACGATAAAGGATTCAGACGGTAAAACCGAGGAACTGGTCAAGGTTATGCAGGATAACCTCGGCGGCGACTTTAAAGAGTTTCAATCTGCTTATGAGGCCGTCGGAACCGACCTTTACGACCAGCAAGATAGCTCGTTGCGTCAGCTAACTCAGACAGCAACGCGATATGTGCTAAAACTCGATAACTGGATCAAAGACAACAAGGAATTAGCGGAAACTATCGGCATTATCGCCGGTGGCGCACTTGCTCTGATTGGCATTATCGGCGGCATTGGTCTCGTTGCGTGGCCGGTTGTCATGGGGGTTAACGCCATTATCGCTGCTGCTGGCGTACTGGGTACGGTCTTTACTGTCGCCGGTAGTGCCATTGTGACCGCACTCGGTGCGATTACCTGGCCGATTGTGGCCGTCGGGGCGGCGATTGTGGCCGGGGCGCTACTTATCCGTAAATATTGGGAGCCCATCAGCGCATTTTTCTCTGGGGTGATTGAGGGCATCATGAGTGCTTTTGCTCCGGTCGGGGAAATGTTTGCGCCACTGGCACCCATTTTTGATGGACTCGGTGAGAGGCTGCGCGGAGTCTGGCAATGGTTTAAAGACCTGATTGCACCGGTGAAGGCCACGCAGGAGACGCTCGATAGCTGTAAAAATGCTGGCGTTATTTTCGGTCAGGCGTTGGCCTCAGCGCTGATGGCACCGCTGAACGTTTTCAACAAGCTACGCAGCGGTGTCGACTGGCTTCTCGAAAAGCTCGGCATTATCAACAAAGAGTCAGGCAGCCTCGACCAGACCGCCGCCAGAACCAACGCCGCCACGCAGGGTAATTCCTACATCCCGGCAACCAGCACATATGGCGGCTATCAGGCTTATCAGCCCGTTACCGCACCGGCGGGGCGCTCTTACATTGACCAGAGCAAAAGCGAATACAACATCACTCTGCCGGGTGGTGTTGCGCCGGGGCATCAGCTTGACCGCCAGTTACGCGACACGCTCGAACAGATTGAACGCGATAAACGTGCGCGCCAGCGTGCCAGTATGACCCACGATTTCTGAGGAAGGATAAAACGATGATGCTTGCGCTGGGAATGTTTGTTTTTGAACTCCGTACTCTGCCTTATCAGTCAATGCAGCATTCGAAAGATTACCGCTGGGCGTCTAATGACCGGGTCGGTAAACCGCCTGCATATCAGTTTCTCGGCGAGGGGGAAACCTCAATACAGCTTGCCGGTACGCTTTACCCTGCCATTACCGGCGGTCATATATCCCTGCTGGCTGTGGAACTGATGGCCGATGAGGGCAGGGCGTGGCCGCTGATTGAGGGGACTGGCAAAATCCTCGGGATGTATATCATCGATAAGGTGTCGACCACGCACGCCGAGTTTTTCAGCGATGGCGCGGCAAGAAAGATTGATTTCACGCTTTCGCTAAAACGGGTCGATGAATCACTGACGGCAATGTTTGGCGACCTGAATAAACAGGCGAGCGAGCTTCTCGGCTCTGCCGGTAATCTGACCGATAAGCTGCAGGGTGCGCTCGGAGGGCTGACCACATGATTACGGGCATGACCATTGACGCCGGTGCCAGTCTTGCACCGGCATTTATGCTAACGCTGAACAGCCAGGACATTACCAGCAATTTTAGTGACCGGCTGATTTCTCTCACCATGACCGACAATCGGGGGTTTGAGGCTGACCAGCTCGACATTGAGCTTGACGACACCGACGGCAAAGTCGAGTTACCCCTGCGCGGGGCGGTGCTGACGCTGTGGCTTGGCTGGCAGGGTTCGGCGCTACTGAATAAAGGCGATTTTACGGTCGATGAGATGGAGCACCGGGGCGCGCCTGATACCCTGACCATCCGGGCGCGTAGCGCAGACTTTCGCGGAACGCTCAATTCACGACGTGAAGAATCATGGCACGATACCACCCTCGGTGAGCTGGTAAGCACCATTGCAAAGCGTAACAAACTGACGGCCAGCGTCGCGGATTCGCTGAAACAAATCCCGGTACCGCATATCGACCAGTCGCAGGAATCCGACGCGGTATTTCTTACCCGGCTGGCTGACCGAAACGGAGCGACTGTATCGGTTAAAGCGGGAAAGCTCCTGTTTCTGAAAGCCGGTAGTGCGCTGACGGCCAGCGGTAAGCCCATTCCACAAATGACGCTGACCCGCAGTGACGGCGACCGCCATCAGTTTGCCATTGCCGACCGCGGAGCTTATACCGGTGTAACAGCTAAATGGTTGCACACCAAAGACCCGAAGCCGCAAAAACAGAAAGTGACGCTGAAACGCCAGCCAAAAGAGAAGCACCTTCGCGCACTGGAACACCCGAAAGCAAAGCCGGTCAGCAAAAAGACGAAGTCCAGAAAAGAGCCGGAGGCTCGCGAGGGTGAGTATATGGCCGGTGAGGCCGATAACGTACTGGCGCTGACGACTGTCTACGCTTCTAAGGCGCAGGCGATGCGCGCCGCTCAGGCTAAGTGGGATAAGCTGCAGCGAGGCGTTGCGGAGTTTTCAATTACGCTGGCGCTTGGTAGGGCTGATTTATTCCCTGAGACACCGGTGCGTGTGTCGGGCTTTAAGCGTGTCATAGACGAGCAGGCATGGTTAATCAGTAAAGTGACTCACAGCCTGAATAATAGTGGCTTCACGACGGGCTTAGAGCTTGAGGTTAAGCTCTCTGACGTAGAGTATAAAGCGGAAGATGATGATGGGTGATTTTAATTTATCTATTTGTTATATAAGGGTTTATTGAGTAAAATTAACGCATCAGCCAAACCGTTGAGGTACTTAATATGTTTCATTGCCCGTTATGCCAGCATGCCGCCCACGCACGCACAAGCCGTTACATGACCGATACGACAAAGGAGCGTTATCACCAGTGTCAGAACGTGAATTGTAGTGCCACGTTTATCACATTTGAGTCGGTGCAGCGTTACATTGTTAAGCCGGGTGAGGTTAATGCCGTCAGGCCGCATCCTTTGCCATCAGGTCAACAAACTATGTGGATGTAACCACAAAAAAAGCCCCGCGATTGCGGGGTTTTGTTTATTTTGACTTTGGCATTCCAAACATATGAGTTTTTGAGAGCATCATCACTTTAGCTCTGTCATCTGGTTCTTTACCCATCTCGTTACAAGTTGCGAGAGGCTGTTCGAGCACATAACCAAACGCCTTATGTTTATTCAGTACGTGCAATTCTTTAGTTGTTTTCATGTAGGAGTCCGGTACATCTTTTGTCCAAACATCCATACAAATTCCTGAGCTTACGACTGCATCATAAATTTCAGGTGTAACTTGGTTTGCGTTAAGAACGACAGTCACGACATTATTACTTTCTTTTATTTCAATCGGTTGCCATAACTTTAGCTGTTTTTGCAAAGTTTTTACGTTATTCGTTTGGGCGTGGGCGCTGATAGACAGAAGAATGGCGACGGTTGCAATTGCCGATTTGAGGTTGAGCAT